CGGATATAAAGATTGCAATTTCATCCACGTAAATTCCCCCGAGGCTGCGCCTCAGGTTAAAAACCGTAAAAGAAACGCAACCACCGAAAGTGGACGTAAAAACTCATAATTTACAATTATGAGAACTTGCGACTACAACGCAAGTTTTGTATATACAAATATATAAAATTATGCACTACACAGGTGTAGGATCACCCAAAAGGTAATCTACAACAGGTGTACACAAAAAGAACAAACATGTAAAGTCTGCACCAGCACAAACCGCTGTTTGTACAGTGGTATAAGCGCATACATCAGTTGCTGTAGTATTAGCAGCTGTAATAGAAAGCATTGCTGCCTCAGCTTCAGTACCATCAGCTGAACCTCCCTGAATAAAATTATCCCAATTAACAAATGAGAAATTCGTATTCAAGACGTTCGGCAAAGTGAATTGGACCGTAGGTGCTGTAGACATGGATGTTACAGCAGCTCCAGCTAATCCATCTCTCAGATTATAATATTGATTAAAACGAGAGATTTTAGTGGAATAAGAAGCACTATTCAAAACAGTAGCTTGTAGAGTGCCCAACCTGTTTAATGCAGTAGGACCTCCCACGTCAGTCAATCTTGTGACACGAATGTCATCAAATTTGGCTTGTGGATTACTAATAGTTACTGTGAAATTCGCTGAACCACGGTAACCACAGAACATACCCGAAATCCATGTCATCATGTGCATGGTATTAAAAGCATAATCTGCGGTACCGGTGGTTGTAACCACCTTATTAGCCTGAGTTCCCATATTCTGGGAACAGTAACCTGGTACATATGGCATTCTGAAATAGGATTTACGATACAACATAGTAGCGTTACCAGTACCCGCGGGACACAACCAGGTATCCTGAATTTGTGATCTATGCAAAAGTTTTCGCAATGATAGAACCGCTTCACCAAAATTCTGTCCATACCGGTCAGGATGTGGTTTAGCAGGTTCACCCAGGGTTATAGAAACTGAAGTTTCTTCTCCTTGCAATGCAAAGAATGAAGGTACATAAGATGTTCCTCCATTGTTTACGTTGCCCTGTGGATTAGCAAATTCAAAATCGTCGCCTGCTGTAATGTAACACATAATGTACAAAGCAGAAGGTGTAGAAGGTGCCTCTAGCGTATTGAAAACGCTTACAGAAATTGTACCGTTAGCAGAATTCGGATTGGGTGCCAAAGCACCACCTGGATTCCAATCATCGTTTTGACTTTGATTAATAGTTAACCAAGCCAATGCCTGGTGATATGGAATTTCAATGGTCAATTCATTGGACTCTCCTAAATCAAGGATATGAGTATAAACCTCATTTGTTCCTGGGTTGGATGCACTAATATCTGCAACTGGATCGTAAGCAAATTTCAAACGTCCTTTGTGATATTTAGTACATACCACTTTAAACCTAAACTTCAATGATCCGCGCCAGTGTTTAAAAAGCTGGGAGATATATGAAAGTGGTGTGTGGAAAGTACGAAATCCAATACGCACTGCAACAGAATTTGTAATATCCTCATTGAGATTCAGTGAGGGCGTTACACGCGCATTCAACAACTTGGTATTCACCACATCCGTGGTGTTCCACACGACATACCCATAAAGAGACTCTTTCTTCTTAAGATAAGACAGTGAGAGCTCATCTTGATTGGATAAACCAAAAACGGAAGGATCAATGGACAATTCAGTCTTAGGATCCAAGGTTAGTTTTTGATAAGGAACTGAGATTTCAGATGTAGCAAGGTGGGGTGCAGACATGCAGTAGACAGGCTCAACATTATTAATGTTTGGTACATTAGTGAAACCAAACAGAGATGCAATTGAGCTGACTGCACTAGCACCTATTTGTGTAGCTCTAGCGAAAGATCCTATCACTGGAACATTAACTAGATACGAGGCTATATTAGCAACAGCAGATGCGGGTGCTGATACAGGACCATTTCCATATTCGTCACCTTGCAATACAAGCTTAGTTGTTGGACCCATAAGTTCAACATCAGTCATATAAGCAAAGGTACGAATAGTGACACTAGTAGTTGCAGTAGCCAAAGCTATCTGCAATGGAGCAAAAACGTCATAAGACAATTCTCCAAAGTTGGTCACGTCTGTGTTACTTGTTATATCTAACCAATTTTTGTGGTAGAAAAACGGCAATTCCATTTCTCCGCCAGCATTGGTAGCTGGTTCTACATAGATACCAGGCTGTTGCGAGCGCTGGAGAAGTCTACCAGCTACAACTGAACCAATAGGTTTGGTTTTATCAGAAATATACCCTTGAAGAGGTGTATATGAAACTCGTAACAAGCCATATTGGAAAGGTGTAGCATTAATCACAAACTTAACATGAAGCTTACCTCGTAGGAAAGCATAATTATTGAGTTTGCGAGAAACAGCTGCATTACTCATAAACAATTGCCAAGGAGCAATGGTTTTAAGAGGACCAATAACATCAGTCGTTGTCCAAGTAGTCGTATCAATAACAACTGGACGTGCCAGAAATTGTGATAGTCCTACTTCAGAAGTACTGTCAACTTCTGCAATAGGATTCACAGATGGAGGCATCATGTACATATCTCCAGCTGTTGCATCATTGAAGGAAACAGTAGTTTCAGAGGGATTAGTATCATCATTAGATTCTTCTCCCTGAAGTGTAATAAGAGACTTGATACTCGTATAATAGGCGCTCTCGTGCCTATTAATGAGGGAAATACTTTCGGTGATTTCCTCAACACTTGTTTTGTTTATCTTATTTATACTTCTGTGACTATATATACGTTGCAATGAGCTGCCAAGCACATTACAACGGGATGGAACGTTTTCTAATTACCCTCCGACGCCTTCCAAAACCTTTTTACAAGGAGGTCCCAACCAGGAAGGGTGGATTCTGCCACATAGTGACAGAAGGGTTCGCGCTGTAAAATCTCCTTAAAGAAGCGATGGTGTTTCTCAAACACCTCTCTTCCATAGAAGAAATACTCACTGTTCGCGCTGCTGATCACTGCAACCATCTGAGCTTCTGGACTCAGAGTGGATGAAGGGACCCACACTGTGAGTGATTTATGGATAGATTCCTCCTCCAATGGACACAAATGTGCCCCAACTTCTTCATCGTATCTCCATGATCTCTTTAGGAAAGAGCACTCAGAGATGTTGATGAACGGTTTGGTTTCAGCTTCTTTGTCTGCCATAGTGTATTGAACACCAATAGTAGACAAAGTGCGTTGAATGGCTGTGTGATTAAACCAATCACAAGAACGAGACACACCCATGATGTTATCGTCTCCATATGTGAACAGATTGACGTTCTGCTTAAAACTGAAGCAATTCTGTTCTGGGTTAGCGAGCGTGTATGCATAACGCATATAAATGCTGTTAACCAGTGAGTTGATGATAACTGTCAAAGGGTGCCCCGAGGGGTTTGTACCAAAGAATTCTACCACATCCCCATTGACGTTAACCAATGGAAACGCAGTGTCCTCAGCGATGCATTGTAATTCAAGCAGTTCCGATTCAGCAAATCCTGCTTCACGGTAAAGTGCTATGAGCACATCAAATGCACTCAACACAAAGCGTGCAATCATTCGCTTGTCGAACTTGCTGTAATCACCTGCAACAATGCGATCTTCGCCATGGGCAACGAGATACTCTCTGATGTCACCCCATGCAGTTGATTGCGCTACTGTGCCAGGTCCAGCCTCAAACACAAAAGAATTCTGTTGTATAAGACGGACCATTGACAAGTAACGAGACCGTACTGCAAGGCACCATGCTACAGGTGCACCCGTGAACAAACGTGTCTTTTGAGCCTTATGTTTGGCAAATGTAACAGGTTCATCCTTGAGATGACCCATAAACACAGGATTCACTCGCTCACCGCGAGCGTACGCTGACAATATGTCATCGTACATCTCCCAAACAATTGGATCAAAATCCACTCCGTCTGGGTATCGCTCACTTGGTGCTGCCTTGAGATAAGCCTTCTTGGTAGTGTTAAACGGACTTCCCATCGACGTATTGACATTGATCCTATCAATGAACTTAACGCCTGGAATACCGTTTAGGGAAGCTGCTTTGGAGAGAAAAACAAGTTCTCTCTTCCAATCATCGCCATGCTTATCTGTCAGGGCTGCCACTATATCCTGAGTAAAGGATTGTGTGCAATGCAAAAGCACTTGCGTGTCAATAGCATGGTTAGGCACCACCATTTCCAACAGATTGTTTCTCCATGGTGCGAAACCATTCATATATGGTTCGCAATGTTTCACTTCTGTATCGAAGTGGTGGAGCATCTCATGCTGAAGAGGTGTGGAACAAACCTTACTCTTAGGCTTGGCTCTGAATCCGGGCATCGAACCATAAATGGTTAGTGTACCCTGTTCGATGTAGCGCATCAGGCTACGATGGTGTGGTTCTGTCAATTTGACAGTCCCTTGTAGATCAAATTTTGGCTCTACTCCTGCCACCACAACGATACTGCGTCCAAGCAATTCTTCAATCTCACTCTTTGGAATGAAAGTGAAGCCCACTGTGTTAGTGTAACCTAATGTATGCAAACCCATAATCACAGGCCCGCGAGGTGTCAAAGCAATCGCTAAAGAACCACAATCGCCGACTTGTGTATCATCGGCGGTTTTTCCCAGATAAAGCGACATTTCTGTGTTCAATGCCTCTACAGGAAACGCACTCTCGTACGTTACAGCATGAACACTCCGATAGGTCACACCACCTGATTTCTCACGTCGAACAGATATCATTTTGGAAACGGGAATAGCAGCATCACACCACAGTGATGTGATATCTTTCCGCGGGGCAACATCTCTCACCTCAACCATCACCATATCACGCTGTTTGCATACACGCAAATCTTCCACGCGTACACGCACTTTAGTGTTTGCTGTCAAACCCTGTGACTGCGTCATCGATTGTATTTCGATTTCGAAGTGCACACCACGGTTAATGGCATGGTGATTGAAGAGAAGCCAATGTCCTTTAACAAAGACACCACACACTTTAACGTTACGTCCTATGTCCAGTGCGGTGATACTCAGACGAACACAATTGTTTGCGACTCGGTCACGCACTTCTGCTTCAGTGATACCTACAAGGCTCTGAGATGCTAGTGGCACATCAAAACGATTGAGTTCAATAGTGGGATTGTACCACACATTGCTTGAGGTCTCTCTGGCCAATTGATCTTCTGTAGAACCAAAGGTATTCC